TTAGAAAAAGAGTGCATCCGCGCCTATGGCAAGTCCTCGTGTCTGGCGTGATTCTACCGCTTGGGCAGGCATGGCAACAGCTCCAACTGCTCCAACAAGTCCATTTTCATAAGCTTCCGCAAATGTCCTGAATGCGTCCGCAGCGTGAGAACACCTATTATGCAGGGGGGTATCCCGTTCAACACCATGTGCTCCTGCCGGGGCCTTCTGATAATTCTCCAGGGCATTTACGCCAGACATATATTCCACTCCGTCAATTTTCAGAGGCCGGGAGCATCGCTCGTGAAAAATGCAATGATTCAGGAGGCGCCGTACCGCAAAAATACCATTCCACACATCGGAAATGCGCGGCACTACGGACACATTGAACCCTGCTCGTCTCAAATACACGTCAAAGGTAATCCCGTGGGGATCTCTCCTCCCTGCGTCGTGGGGAACCAGATGTTTGTAAATGGGGCCAAACATCACTTCCCACTTCGTGCGGATGAAATTGATATACCACTCCAAGGGCTTTTCATTGGCCTGCAAGCAATCCATCACGTAAAACTTGCCGTCTCCCCTCACCTGCCAGAGCCAGAGAACCATATAATCAGCCATGCCAATATCCCAGGACACATAATAGGGAGCCAGATCATCCTTTTCAAACTCGGCGCATAGTCGGCCTTTGGAACGTAATGCGTCCATGTAAGAACCATAAATGGATCCCTCCACCAATGCCTGAAACGCCTCTTCCGGCGTGGAAGGATATTCCTGACGGACCAATCCTCCAAATGTCTTGTATTGGGAGGCGTACCAACGCTTCTGGGCATCATTCAGGGAAATGCCGCACCTTAACCTCAAATCCTCGAAATACTTCTGTAAATCCTCCGGGAAACTGCATCCATGTTCATCATCAGCTTCAAGGAAATACTCCGGATTCTTCCACCAGGGAAAGAAAAAAAACTTCCAATCCAGGGAAGAAAGAGGTTTGCCGACCATCTCCATGGACGCCTTGGTCATCTCGTAATTGAGGCCAAACTTTCCTCCCTCATGGGTGGATTCCCGGACAATCACGCCGTCTTTGGAAACGGCGTTCATGGCCCCTGTCACAATCTCGCGGGCTCGCAGAGGGGCATGGGCCGCGACGTATCCAAGTTCCGAGACATGCAAAAACTGAAATGTGCCGCCGCGGAGAGATGTGCCGGCTGTAATTTTACTCCCATTGGAAAAAGACACCGTCGTTTTGGAAGGCCTGGCTTGAATCTCCCCTTTGATGAGGCGTCCTAACTCGGCCAGGGCAAGGTCTTCTTCCGTGGGATCATCCGGTACATAGTCCAAACTCCTGTAAGCCAACTCAATTTTGCCAATCTTGCCTGTTCCATCCACCAAAGTTTTATCAATGATACCGCAATGGAAATTGGGCCGGAACAGGCTCATATCCAGCATCAGCATGGCTACATACGTGGAAATGCCCAGCTGGCGCGCTTTCAGAATGTCATTCCTGTACCATAACTGCTCATGAAGCCGCCGCTGGGCCCAATTCAACTGGAACCTTTGCATCTTGCCCTCTTTATTGATAATCCAGTACAAGTGATTTAACCTCCACACGCGGTCGGAAAGCTGTTCTTTCAGAATCTCTATATTATTATCCATTATGCCTGAATAGCTAATAAATTGAAATCGCGGTTGCCGGAAACGCGGATGCCCACCATGGAATCGTAATTCCAGCATCCATCAGCAACTAGAGAATGCCATCCCCTTGTTAAAAACGAAGACGGGGAACGGTCCAGTACATCCCAACGGGTTCCGTCAATGCTTACCTCAACACCATCCACCAGTGCATCAGAGCCAAAGAAAAACATCACTCCGCCGCTATGCTGGCGGCGTCCAGCAGCTTCAAGAGAAATCAGGGCGTTAGTCTCCAGCACAGACACAAAATCCCTGCCTCCCGGATCCTGAAACTCATTACCCGGCGCCAGCACCTCAATAAACCGTCCATCCTCCCGCGACACCAGGGCAAACAGCAAATCCGCCTGATCCCCATTGGGCAAAACGGCTACCCCTTCGAACACCCCATCTGTCGTGTACCGGTGCCAGGCATGCACCTGGTGCATGCTATTATAAGTCATCAGCGCCAGCACCCCGTCCCGGCGCACAAACACCGCCCGCGGCTCCGGCTTGCGCACAAAAGCAACACCCCGGCACCCGCCGCCGTCGGCCAGCACATGATCGGCAAACACCGTCAAATCGCGGGACACGAACCCGTCGCTCTCATAATCATACCCGTACTGATACACCCGTCCGCCGCCCCTCTCCACATACAGCACCTTATCGGTCGCCATCAGGGCTGGTACATCGGAAGACCCCACAAACCCGTGGCTGTCCGCCCGCGCATTGGAGTAAGTCATCACCCCCTGGCCGCCGGACACCGCCCACTCCGCGTCCGCCGTCCCCAGCAGCAGCCGGGAACTCTGCGCCATCAGCCAGCAAATCCTGTTTTGCGTTGTGGTGCTCAACGTCAAAGCCAGCGCGGAATCATCCTGCTTCCCCACCTCGAAACTGTTGAGGTCATCCGTCTTGCTCAACCACACCGTCTGCGGCTGGGCCTGCGTAGCGGCCAATACCAGGCGCTGCTGAAACACATCCACGAGGGAAGGAAACCCGTACACCCCCCGGAACGCCGCGAAACTCCACATCAACGACTCCCCGGACGGGGGAACCCCCTCCGGAACCGCGGAAATATTATCCCAAAGAGAATACTCCGCGGAAGCCGTCACCTCGGCAGCCTCTGCCTCCATCCACGCCGTGCAGGCAGGCGCCTCCAGTTGCGCTCTGGCCCGTTGGCTGACGGACCCTCCGGGCCAGGTCTCCATCCTCACCACATAAACTCCGTCCTCCGGCACTGTAAAAGATGCCTTCTCCATCGTGGAAAACACAGGCATCAACGAATAAGAACCACCGTTGCCCTCGCAAAAAGAACACACATTCAACGTTGAATTCAGCTGAATCGTCTGCCCGGCATAAACGCAGACAAACCCCTGCATCGACACGACTGTACCCGCCGGAAGAAAAAAACGATACATCTCAATCGACCCCTCCGCAAACCGGTCCAAACTCACCTCTGCCTGCTCCCATTCCAGGCGCACCATACTCCCGGCGCCGACATCATCCGTCGTCAACCCATCGGGCTTCACCGTCAGCGTCCGTCCCTCCCTGGACACCTCAAACCCGCCGTCCACCTTGGCCCCATCAACCAACAATGCGGAAAAAAACGGCAGCCCCTTCTTCTCGAAAAAATCGCAAAAATCACTCCCCAAAGGCAGCGTCAACTTGCGCACGTCGCTGGTAGACAGGGAACGCAGCCGCAGCACCACATCCTTCTTATAAGCATCCACCACCAGCTTATTCCCGCAGGAATCAGCCGGAAACCCCTGGCTGGGATCGGAACCATTGGAAAGCTGGGACTCATACAACATCAGGCGCAAATAACACTCCTCCCCCGCCTCGTCCCCGGTCAGCTGCAAATTGGAAGCGGCCCCCACCGGGGAATTGGACGTACCAAGCAGCTGCCAATCCTCATTCGGGAAACGCCGCTCCACGGCATACGTGCCGTACCACTCCTTATAACAATAAAACGTCCAGGTCCCCTTGCAGGTAATCGTATTGGAATGGCAAATCACACCCTTATGAAAATGCTCCGGATAATCCGCCGGAGACGTCAGGCCGTCCACAAAATCCTCCGCCCCGTTAAAATCCCTGTCGCACGTCCACCAGGACCAATAACTCCCCTCATTGAGGCAGAGCTTTTTCCCAGCCGTGAAAGCGCTGGCTGCCGTAAACGCCTTGGCAATCACCCAGCCCTGGCGGATGACGGCCCCCGTGCTGAACCCGGTCTGCTGGGGCACCGTCACCTGGACGCGCATCACATCCCCCTCGTTAACCGCCGCATCCGCATCGGACGCATGCTCCCCGAAAGACACCCTGTAACACCCCTCATCCAACGTCAGGCGCACCGGAAAATCCCGGAACTCCTCATACCGCCAGGGGCGGGCCTTAAACTCATAGGGAGCCAGGGAAAACATGCCCTCGTCATCCCGTTTCAGCACCATCAGCTCATGCGTGGGGCAGGCCAGAAACAACATGCTGTTCACCTGTTTGTGGCGCAAAGCGGAAACATCGTCCTGGCTCCACACGGAAGGCAGGGAGGCAACCACATCCCCCTCGGCGGACAACACGCGCAGCAGGGCAGGGGACACCTCCACAAGAAAACGGTCATTGGTGGAATAAACATAAGGCAAAATCACGGAACCTTCCAAAGCGGCAGCCACGCGCCGGAACCCGCGGCGCCGGGAAACGCCGCCCATCTGGCCCAGGTCCAGATTCTCAATCCTGGAAGCCCCACGGTGAAAATTATCCAAGTCCGCCCGGACGGCGGAAGTAGGAGAAAGCTCGCCTCCGTTGAAAGCGCATCGAATCATGTACCATCATTACAACAAAACGAAGGAGGATGAATACAACCGTAACTTGACTAAACCAACGGCTCATTCCCTACGTTGTCCAGGAATCCCGGGTGGCGTTCTTCATTTTCTTGGGGGGCCTCTATCCCATCAAACTCAATCGGAGCGGCTTTACCATTATCAGGATGTACAAGATGCTCCTGTTTCGTTCCGGCAAGTACTGCGGCAATCTTTGAAAGCCCTGGTACATCCACCGGTTCCGGTTCATTGTAACCGGCCAGCTTGGAAAGTTCCCTCACCGCCTCAATCTTGCCGGGCATCTTCTTGCGCATCCCTGAATCCGTGTAGGCAACCTCTTGGCATAAAGGAGAATCTTCGCCCACTTCTCCAATTGGTGTACGTAACACAGCAGTAAGAAACTCAAGGCATTCCTGCTTGGTGGCAACCGCTGATCTGTCCAACTGGGCGTTCAATTCGTCAATCATTCGCAAAACTTCGCCATCTTTGGACAAACGAGAAGCCGCCTTGCTGGCCGCGTCATTACTCATATCCTTGCGATTGTAAGCCTTACGATAGGCGTCCGCCTTGGACAATTTTGACTCAACCAAGAGCCTCGCAAACTCCTTCTTCTTCTCTGTGGCAATAGATGTTTTATCTCTCTTAGACATGATCTTTCATCGTTCGTGTGATAGCGTCTTCCAATCGTTTACGCCCTTGTGCCGTGAGGAAATAACCTTTTTTGAATCTGCCTCCATATTGGGAGGTAGAAACGTCTCCTGCACCGCAAAGGGTATTCAGATGAAAGCACAAACGGCTGGAAGACACGGAAACGCGGTTGGCAATTTCTCCGAACCGAATGCCGGGATTAAGACCGATACAGGAAAGAATAGCGATCTGAACCGGAGACATTTTCAGCCGTGAAAAGGCTGCGGACATGATAGACATCAATTTTAACTCTGACTGCTTCATCTCCCTTCCTCCCTTCTCATATACCGTTCAAAGCAATAATCCGGCGCATTCTCGACCTGGCATACCACGTTATTGCCGCGATAGAGGCGTGAGGCAATACGGGCATCCAAATGTTCCCCGATATGCACCGGCAACAGATTGGACGTGAGCATCGTCCATTTCCCCAGCCGCCCATCGACAACACGGTTCAGGGCGGAAAGAATAGCGGGGGAAGTATTCTCCGCGCCAATATCATCCAGAATCAGCACGTACACCTCTTTAACCAAATATTCAATAAACGCCCAATCCCCGGAACGAAGCATGGAAACCACCTTCTGCCACTTCCAAAGCTGAATGGGCAACGTGGGGCGTGATTTAGTCAGCGCATCCCTGGCAGCCTCCGCCAGATGCGTCTTGCCCACCCCGGAAGCCCCCAGCAGGGACAGCCAGCGGCGCGGACGAACCTTATTAACGATATCGTTAATAAACCACTGCACTTCCCGGTGCATGGCCTGCACCTCCGGGTGAACGGACTCGTCAAACCCGCCCATATCGTACCGTACCGACTTGTAACTGCGGACAATCCCGTCCTGGGAAGGCATCACGGAAACCTGCCCGGCCAAACGTTGAATATCATCCATCATTCGTACCTCCTTCCCGCGTTGGCGTCATTCCGCCCAGACGAACCTTGATGTCCCCGCTGCGCATTATTCGTGACCCAGGAACGGGCATACTTCCGGGCTGCCGGCTTCCAATCGGCAAGAGGAATCCCCTTGCTGTCCCGCCAGCCACGGGCGCTGAAATCATCAAAAAACGACTCTGCGCACCGTTTCAACTCGTCTCCCTTGGGAGCCATAAGCTGGGCCGCCATGAAAAGCCGCACATCCTCCGCGTCCCGCGGGAACTGCTCTATGCCTCGGCTTACAGGTAATTTCTTCGCATTCGCATCCGTCTTCGTCTCCGTCTCCGAATACGCATTCGCATAAGTAACGGGTTGAGGCGAATCGTTACGACCTGTTACGAATTTCCGCAGTTCGTATTTCTTGTCGGAAACTTTCAGCACTTCGTAACCGTTCGGAAGCGGCCATTTGGGCATGGACTTCCCCTGCTGGTCGAACCCCAGAATCATCAAGTATGGCTTCTCATTGTGAGAATAAAGCAGAATAAGCCCCGCGGCCTCACACGCGGAGAGGCAGCGTTGAATATTGCACTCGCTCATCTTGTCGAGTTGGAGAGGATACAGCGCAGAACGGAGAATGGGCGTCCTGGCGTCATAAAGGCCGTAATCGTCTGCCACAGACATCAGGCGTCGGTAGAACACCTCCGCTTCCCAGGATAGGGAGGCGACGCGCTCGGAAGTCAAAATACCTTCTCTGATCAATCGTGTTGGCATTTTTTTATTGACAAATTATTATTATTTTGATATTCATTCAATATGACGAATAATTATTATATTGTTGTAGTGAACGAAACTCCAACTAACATTACCTACAAAACTGTTTTAGATATTGATGATTTCAACAATATTGAAAAGCTGTATGAAATTTTCCCTCATATTGCGAAAAAGTACTCATGTGAAAAAATGGGAGATTACTATTCTACCTGGCATGAAATTAAAAATATAGCTCCAAATAATGAAGTGAAAGAATGTCTTCCCCTCATGACTACTGCAGATTTTTTGAAAGAAAACCATATCAAATACAAATATGTGAAAATGGATGACAACATGCTCAGAACCATCGATTCAGGAAAAACTATTTTAAGATCAGAATGGGAGGCATTTTGCCATATTTTTGACCAAATAGATAACGATACTAAGTAATCTAATTTTTTAAGAAGTTTCGCATTGGATCCCACAGTGTAGGGTTTCCGCGTAAGGTCACGGGGCGGCAGGTCAAAGAGGTATTTCATGATTCCCCCTCCTTTCTCGGCTCCCAGTGGTGGTGGTGTATACATGTCCAGCATACTTTTTCCCGCAAGTTCATCGGCCCGTGAGCACAAATACAGCAATACCGCTCTTCAACCGCCCACGCCCTGCACGCGGCCCGCTTCTGGCGAACGACATGAATTTTCGAGGCAAGGCCCATCGCGTTAATTAGGCATTCCTGTTCATGCATCATGAGACGGCGATATGGTTCCCCGAATTCATGAATGGCATTTTTGCGGATTTTATAAATTGTCCCTCTGAGAGATTCCACAGCTCGACCATATTCATAAAAAGCTTTCTGTTCAGGCGTCAGTTTCATGCGAGCCTCCTTTCTTCTGCATGATTTCTGCCAAAGAATCCAAGTGTGCAGCGCAAAACCTAAAGTACCGGGCCAATTTTTGCGCATCTTCTGGATATTCTAAACAGTGCCGGATGGAGAATTCAACGCGCAGCAGCCCGCTTTCGGGCAACGTGGTTATCAGATTCATCCCTTCTTCGAAATTCAGTTCAGTTCTCATTGCCGACATCCTTTCTCCAATACAGTTTCTATTTTTCTTATATTTTCTTCGGTAATATTTTTGTCTCCGTATATCCAATTTTTAACAGTTCCAATACCTTTTCCAATTTGCCCAGCTAGCCAAACAGTATTCTTTCCCTGTTTTTTTAATTCTTCTTTAACGTATTTTCTAAAGCTGGCTTGCTCGGAATTATCTCTAGCGCCAATATTCCTTCCCAATGTACGTTTTTCATAAAAAGCTAACTGCTCTTCATTTAAAGATTCAATAAAACGTATTTCTTCTCGGATTTGTTCAAGTCTATCTTGGAGCTCTTGCTCCTGTTGTTTCAGGAGCACTATTCTTTTTAGTGAAATATTCATCGTCCCTCCTTTCAAACACGATTTCCACCTTGCCGGCGTGGGCCAGGTCATGCACGCGGTCAATCCCGGCGCAATCCAGCGTCCGGTCGTCAATGCCCAGGGCTTTGCAAGCCCCGTCCAGATACGCCTTGCAACGTGCCAGGCAATTATCCGCATCCGGCTTATTCCCCTTGTAAAACCAGACCACCCGGTAATGCGTCGGTTGCATCCTCCGGCCATTCAGGGCTTCCAACGTCACGGCTCCGGCCATCGTCCGGGCGCGGCTCTTGGCAGCCGTCTTCTTATAACCGGCCACAATGGCCCCCCTCTGCGTGAGAGGGGCCTTCGCATTCGGAGACAGGCAGCGCGGCGTGTGAGGCAAGGTAATGGTCAGCGTGGTCATCATGCCGCACCTCCTTCCACTTCCTTCACGGATCCCTTCGTGGTTTTCGATTCGCCATACTCCGCCAGCAACTGCCGCAGCCATTCGCGGCTGGCCTTCGTGGTCGCCTTCGGATCCGCCGCTTTACGGGCCGCGTGAACCAGTCTGTCCAATTCCGTGATGCCGACCTTGCAGCACCCGGCAAACGCTTCCGCCGTCACCTCGTCCGGGAACTCTGCATTCAGCGCGGAAAACGCCCCGGAAGGATCCGTCACCGTGAAACTGGTTCGTCCGGGCGCCATCTCAAAACCGGGAATCAGGCCGGCGGCCACATCCTGTTCAAACCGGTAATCCACAGCAGCCGCCCATTTCTTTGCCGTCTTCGCCAGGTGGTAAGCCTGAACCTTCTCGGCAGGGGAAAACAGCTCCCACTTATCCCGGTCCGTAGCAATCAGGGAGGCCTGCTCCACCATGGCCGCGGCCTCGTGGCACACCGCCTTGGCCCGGCAATACCGGCAGGCGGCCTCGCTGCAATAGCGCGGGGCATCCGGGTCCACGGCAGCCCTGGCGACGGCAAGAGAATCCTGTTCGACCTGGCTAATTGCCTCGTCATCGTAAAACGTAACAGATGCCGGACCAGCCACCCGCGGCTGGATGATAGCCGCGTAAATGCCGTTGTAAATAATCCCCTCTTCATTGGCTTTTTGAGCCGCCAGCGGAACCAGGGCTTCAAGCTGACGGTTGGCCTCGGCGGAATCCACAGCCACGCGGCCAAACTTCCAATCCAGTACCAGAAGATCCGACCCAACTCTGAACAGTGCGTCCCACTGTCCGGAATACTCGCCCCCTTCAATCCAGTCGGACAAGAAACGGCGTTCTTCGGTGGATACAAGAGAAAAAAAAGCATCGGGATAATCCAGGATCTTCTCTTTCACACCATTCAGCAGACGCAGAGCACGTCCACAAAGCTCCACCTGCTCATGATTCAGCTCGGCAGACTCATACTCCCGGCTATTCAGAAAATCATGCCAGGAAAACCCCATTCCTTCTTCGGCTGCATCATCCTTCAAAAGAAGATACTCCATATAGCGGTGCAACAGCGTGCCTTCTGCGGCAGCCTCGGAACTCTCATCGGGACAGGACTTCTCCATCGTAAACGAGCCGGGGCATAAAGCCAGCCGTCCAAATGCGGACGCAGAGGGCAGCCCTTTACGTACATCTTCAACAGTATCGGTCATGTTGTCGTCTCCTTCCTATCCGATAAAGGGTTGCAGCTTGTCAGGATTGGCCGCCAGCTTTTCCATCTGGGCGGCATTCATCTCATGCCAGCTCTTCACCTTGTTGCCGCTGGCCTTCGCAATGGCTGCGTTCAGTTGCTCTTCCGTACAGGAAAGAGCCTCCATCAGCCGGATGTGGGGCGGCGGAACTTCTACGTCGCCTTTGCCGGGATCCTCCGCGTCTCCCAGCTGCCGCGGGGAGTCAGCAACCTTCTCGGCATCCACAACGTCACCCCCGGAAATCTCCCTGGACTTGAACAGGGGCGGCTTAATATCCGGCTGGCTCTTGCCGGCAATATCTTCCGCCTCTCCCTCCACGCTCAACCCGTTCAGGACTTCCGGGCACTCCGTCCGGGCGAAAAACGCCGCAGCCCTGTACCTGTACATCAGTTCCGGCATGGTGGCCCACTTGCTACCGTTCTTTTCCAGCCATTTTTCTTTCTTCGCCATTTCTTCCGTCACCCATACGCCGCGGCACTCTTCGCTGGTTTCCTTCTTCGTGGCCACCAGGCGCATTTCGACCAGCCTTTCACCAGCGCGGCGTTCCTCGAACTTGATGCCGGTAAACTTTCCGCAGGTCTGGATAAGAGCAATGGCGAACTTGCCCGACCAGGAAGGAGTCCCATGGACCACGTAAAGGTTCTGCATCACCATCAGCGGATCCATCCTCAGCCGTAAAGCGGTATTGATAGCGATAAAGCAGGAACCGGGGTTGTTTTGGTAGGCAGCCGGAACCATGCTGGAGGAGGCAAGCATTTCGGCGGCCTGCGTCGCCATCTGGAACTGTTCACTGTTGGCAAACGCTCCCAGAACGGACAGTTGCTGTCCTTGCTCTTGTAAAGTCAGGGATTCTGTTGTAGGGGTATTCATGTTATTGGTATTCACATTCATGTTATTGATAACAGGCCGGGAGTCAGGGCCAACTGACCCCGGCCAACTCATTGTTTCCTCATACCGTGAGGGCGGGACGGTTTTTCCAAGCCGTCAAAAGGAATCGGGCAATCCGGCGTAAACCCGGAATGCGGGCTCTTGCCGGCCTGCAGCTCGGCGTTATCCAGCTCTACCGCCAGCCAGAACAGGCACGCAGCGGAAAGACCAAAGGAGCAGGCCCCCAAGAACTTGAAAAAGGTATTCATGCCGCAGCCCCCTTTCTTCTTCTGCGCGGGGGAAGAATATTCATATCCACTCCATTCACTTGAGGCTTCTGTGCATGATCCTGCTGGTGGATATAGCGCCATACAGACAGGGCAGGGAACTCATAGGGGCATCCGGCGCTTCCTGTTCCGGGCAACGCCTGAATGCTGCCATCCTGGACAAGGGCAAGAATGCGCTCTCTTCCCCAGCCCGTCATGAACCTTACGTCATCCAAAGTGACAACTACCTTGCCGCGGAAGGCGGCAATCGCCTGCGCCTCGTCGGAATCAGGCAATAATCCCACGCTCGCCGCTTCCGGGGAGGAAGGAACAGGAGAAGAAGCAGCCTCCTTAAGCACCCTGGCTATGGTTTCCAGGGCCTCCGCCAGACTCTTCAACGTTTTTTCATTCGTGCTCATGTTCGGTTAATTAAAATGGCCGCCCGGACGGGCGATTAGTTAAAACTCGTGCCAGCCGAGCAGCTTCAATTCTTCGATCAGGTCTTCTTCCATGTCAGTCGTCGTAGTGTCCGTCGGGGTTATCGCACTGCTCGGCGTGATCCACCTCCCACTGGTCAATCGCTAATTCCAGCTCGTCCTTGAGGCCCTCCGCTTCCCGGATGGCGACGTATTCGCCATTCACCCGGATGCACCGGTCTTCGTCGTCGTATTCGATAATCATGCCCGCTCCTTTCTCATCTGTTCCAGGGTTCTGCTCACCTGGCGTATGATGTGTTTCTCTCCCAGGCTGATACCAAGCATCAACGCGGACAGGTAGCCTGCCAGGTTAAGCAGCGTCACAACAATAAATTCAGTCCAGTTCATCATTGGTTATTTGTTAGTGATTAATATTGATTGTTATTACTTAAATAAAAATGGAGAGCCTGCCAATGTAACGCCTTGGCTTTGAATGTGCTCGTATTGCCTAAATTCATGCGCATTCCGGCTCATTATTCTTGAAGATAAAAGCTGTGAGGCTACTATTCTGTTATGCCTAAATTCATAAAACTACAGGAAGGTCTTAATGGTGGCAGGTATTCCGATGGAAAACCCGGAGTATTCTGTTATGTCAATATTGATCATATTATCGCAATTGAAGGATATGTGGGCTGTTGCTACATCATCACTACCGACCATGACTACCCGATCTACATTTCGCATGAACAGTTCCATGAAATTGTTAACCATCTGGAAACTATTGAAATTAAATCTACTGTTGGGGAACACTTTTTGTTCCAACATCGCTACCAGCCGAAGGAACGGAAACACACTCCTCCTCCAGTAGAACTACCGTAGCTCGCTCATTACAGGCAATAGCCCGCACATAGATTCCATCCATCCAGAATGGAGTTTGCGCTTTTCCTGCTCTAAGTGTTTGAAACCCTTCGGAGCAGAGCACTTCTATACGTCCTTTTTGTTGCAACTCTTCTTTCATTGCAGGAGTAGCCAGGATTGCTTCGATGGGACCGTACTTCATGCTGCCGGCTTCTTGGGTTCGGAGTTCTTTTTCCGAGGTTGTGGACTACGGTCTTTTGCCTTCTGGCGGAAATCCATGATGGCGCCGATAACGAGAGCCCGGCCGCTCAAGCCTGTAGCGGCCTGCGCCTCCCGGAACCACTCCCGCACTTCTTGCGTTTCTTTTTTCAGGTTGATGATCATATTCGCGTCTTGCGTGCTGTTGATAATCTCAAAATGTCAATTTTGCGCATTGCAGTCAATAATAAAATACTAATTTTTGAAATATAACTATTCAGATATGGGTTGACAAATACGCAAAATGCGTACATAATGTTCCTATGCTCAAGGCAAAAGACATCAAAATGTGGCTCAAAGAGATAGGGAAAGACCGTGCGTGGTTAGCTGAAAAAACACTGGTCAGCAAACGGTCTGTTGATGGATGGTTGTCATCTGGGAATCCTATTCCTCCCGCCAAGCTCGCCCTCATTGAAAAGCTGATGTCAGGAGAGGAAGAAATTGAGTTTGAGCTTCCGCCAGACTTTGAAAAGCAACTTCGCGCCATGGCGGATGAAGCAAAAAAAACTATAGAGGATATGGTTTCCCATATCCTTCAAGTCACAGCCAAGGCACATCAGAAAAGGAAAGCAGAAGCTCCCAGCCAGCAGTTTACCCCGGTAGAAACATTCACAACCCCTCCTTTGGAGGCTCAGGGACGAATCATCGGCAACATTGCCGCCGGCAACCTGGCGGATGGAGACACCATTCCGCAGGACATCCGGCTATACCGTGAACTGGAAAAAGGGGAATACCTGCTGCGCGTCAACGGTCACTCTATGGAACCCTCCATCCCGGACGGCTCCGTGGTCATCATGAAAAAATACACCATCCCCCCCATCCCCAAACCTGGAACCATTGTTCAATACCATGATGAACGCGGCGTGACGCTCAAAAAACTGGTTCGCAGGAAAAACCCGGAAACCGGCAAAATGGAATACACCCTCCATCCCATCAACCCCAACTTCGGAGACATCGAACCCATGGACGGCGGCAAAATCTCCGGCATCTATGTGGAAACGCTGGAACGCTGGAAGAAAGCATGACAAACGCCGGCTTGACAAATCCGGAGGAAAGGGCATAGTAAAGACGCAACAGGTCAATGTAGTCTCAATCATTGATTCCTTTCTAAAACATCGGCCCCGGCTGCTCCAACAGCCGGGGCCTTTTTGTTAGCTGAGCAGAACAATCAGAAGTTCAATCAGCCGTTGCAACAAGTCACTGTATTTGATCAAGTCATTGTTAATTCCTTTCTACTGACGTCAGGGCTCATTCCCTGCCGCTCCGGATCAACCGGCGGGCACATCATACATGTCCAGGTTTTATAATCAAGCTTGCCATCCGGAGCACATCCTGTACATTTTTTCTGTCCGGGCAGAGTCGTTTCGTCTCGTTTGTCGCCATACTATGGCGGCAGCCTGGTCTTCCAGAAAAGTGCTCCTGTTCAGCCCTTGGCCTCCGGGTCAGGGGCTTTTTTGTTCTTTATCTTTATGGAATAGTGGAGTAGGGTGACAGGGTGAATAAGCAAAAATGTTATTGTTGGCACCTAAACAAGAAAGAAGTAGATGACGCGATAAAGGAATATAAAGCTGCGGGGTACACCGTTGCGGAACATATTACTCAGGGCTACTGTCCTTCTTGCGGGTACAACTTCAACCTCTCTGTGCTGAATGTTGACAGTACGGAGGACTGGAGGCGAGCACCATTAACATGCCCAAAATGCGGATCGGAAGGCACTGCCGGACAGTACTGGTTTCAGCACAGAAAGATGTCCTTTAAAACAAAAGGTTGTCTTCTTCTGGTGATAGCCATTGGCGCTATCGTCACATTTATTGTTCGTAGCTGTTCTTAATGCATTGATAACATGAAAGAATTTTTCAGATGGGCTATCTTCCTATTGATCACGGTTCCATTTTGGCTTGGACTCACATGGATAGCCTTTGCTTGGGCGGTAAATCTTTGGAAACAAAAATCCTGCATCAAAAAAAGGATTGTCGCTGATTGTTTTTGCTATTTCAGTATTTGTTTTTTTACTCCTCATTATCCAATTTTGTGATAAGTTAGGAGTATTCCCCGAATTGGATGAATAATGACCATGTCTCATTTCACCCCGGTAATAGAGTAACCAATCGTCAAAAGTATTCCGCAACCAATAAAAGTGGCAGTCGGCCACCTCATTAAACAATAAAAAAGAACGGATACCATAAGAGGAGCTCCTATTAAAATTTTTAAAGACTCAATTAACGTCTTTCCTTCCATGAAATAAAAAACCAGGCTCATGGGCAGCCCCATGATGCAGAACAAAAAGCAAAAGAAACACAGTAATTCTTTCATATATTGGTTATCCTATACAGAAATTCATGGACAAAAAGGCTGATATATAATTAAAAAGGAAACCTCTGTTTTTAGGAGATTTTTTTTGATGTGAATACAATCACCAACACCACAGCCGTAGCCACATTCACGCCCATCCAAACTTCCTTGTCCAGATATACCCGGAAAATGGGATTGTAAAGCAGGGCAATAGCGGCGGCTGACACGCTCCCGAAACACACCCCTTTCTTCTGCTCCTGGGTAAACACAAATATGGCGTAAGCACACACAGCCAACCGCAGGAACATATAATATCCATAGGGCATCGGTAACAAAGCCAGCCCCAGGAGAGCACAAATGGCAATCAGTAAACCTTTCAT